AGGAAGACGCTGGTCACTCTTTTTCACACCCGCGAGAAAACAAATTAGACAAAAAATGAGGGGGAGGCCAAAAAAACCAAACGAAATTAAAAAGCTTCAAGGAACTGAGGACAAACGCTGGCTGCATGAAGAAGTAAAATTTGAAATCGCAAAAACCCCATTGGAGTTTGGTAAGGATTGGGAAAGCATCAAGGACCTAACGTTTAACCAGCTGCGCGATATTGGCATAGTCGCAAACGTTGACATGGGATTGATTGAAGGCTACGCGAAGGCACTGGAGCGATATTTTCAAGCGGACGCGCAATTGCGTGCCACATCGATGGTAACCGAGGAAGGAAAGATTTCTCCCTGGTATGATATCGCCGAACGCTCATTGAAGCAAGCCACACAAATCGGCCAACTGTTTGGAATTACACCAAGCGCACGCGCTAGGATTCCGCAGCAACAGCAGCCGGCTAGTAAACTAGAAATTTTAAAGAAAAAAATATCATGAAACAATTTGAAATCAAACCGCAGGCAGGCGGTTGGGTAATAACTATTGACGGCGCGGACGTTGACAAGTGGGGCAAGCCAAGCGACACGCCGCACGTGTACCGCAATAAATACCTTGCGCAGTTAGCTGAGCGGTATTTGAAAAATATCACGGTAACGGTTAGCACGGATCACGACAGCACGGACGTAGTGGTTAAATGGACAAAGCCCAAGCATACGCGCAAAAAGTAATCAGCGGACAGACAACGGCCTGCAAGCATGTGGTGAACGCATGCCACAGGTTTGCCGCTGACTTGGACGCTTGGAATTATAACGCCGAGCTGGTTGAGCATGCGGTAAATTTCATCCAAGAGCTGGAGCATACAACGGGCGAATATGCCGGGCGTAAGTTTATACTTGAAGAGTGGCAGTATTTTATTGTGGCCAATCTGTTCGGATTTGTGAACGCTGACGGCACGCGAAGATTTACACGCGCTTACGTTGAGGTGCCGCGTAAAAACGGGAAGTCAACATTTAGCAGCGCGCTAATGTTGTACGGGTTATTGGCCGACGGCGAATCGGCCGCGCAGGTTTATAGTGCGGCGACTAAGTTAGATCAAGCCATGATGGTGTTTGGAGAATCTGTTAGGGTTTGTCAAAATACGGATTGGCTGAAGGGCGAGGTAACGGTTAACAATAGCGTTAACAACAGGCGGATATTGTACGGACAGAATCTTTACAAGCCGCTGGAATGGAATCCGAATAAACAGGACGGTTTAAATACGCACTTCGCTTGCATAGACGAATATCACGCGCACCCTACGGACGAATTGTATAACGTAATATTTAACAGCATGGGCGCGCGCAAGCAGCCGCTATTGTTTACAATAACGACAGCAGGATTTAACCGCGAAGCACCGTGCTACCGGCACCGAGTTTATTGCGCGAATGTGTTGGAGGGTAAATTAAAAGACGATGGGCTGTTCACTATTATTTACACGTTGGACGACGACGACGACTGGGGCGACGAGCGCAACTGGATTAAGGCTAATCCCAATTGGGGCGTAAGTGTTTACCCAAGGCAGTTGCACCAAGCGCTAACCGAGGCGCGCGAGTTTGTGCATAAAGAGGTTGAGTTTAAAACCAAGTTGTTAAATGTGTGGACCGATACGGCAATGACTTGGATAAGCGATGCGGACTGGATGGCTTGCGAGCAGGACATGGATTTGGATGGTTTGGAGTGTTATGCAGGGCTAGACCTTGCAAGCACGTCGGATTTCTGTGCATTTAGTTTGTGGTTTCCCGAATATCACGCCGTGCGCACCTGGTACTATTTACCTGAGGAAGCAATCCGCAGGCGAACGGATTCAGTAGGGCAGCAGTATAAGCAGTGGCAGCGCGACGGGTGGATAATTGAAACACCGGGGAACGTAACCGATTACGATTATATTCGGCAGCATATTGGCGAGTTGTGTGAGAGGTATAACGTGCAGGAGATAAGCTACGACCGTTATAACAGCAGCCAGTTAGTTATCCAGTTAACAAATGACGGGTTGAGCATGTACCCTTTTGGCCAAGGATTTGTAAGCATGAGCGCGCCTACTAAGGAGTTGGAGCGGAAAGTAAAAAATAAAGAGTTAACACATGACGGCAATCCTGTGACTAGGTGGATGATGGGGAACATATATTTGAAAACGGATCCAGCAGGGAATGTTAAAATTGACAAGGCCAAATCGGGGGACAAGGTGGACGGCGCGGTTAGTATGGTTATGGCGTTGGGCGGATACATGGCAGGCGCTGCGGAATCGAAACAGGATTTTTGGTTTGTTCAACTGTGAGGCCCGAATTGATTTATATCGATGAATATGTGAGAGCTTACTATGCAGAGCTACCGAACTGGCCGACTTATGAGAAAGCCTTTGAGGAAATTGAGCGGCAATACATGAAAACGTTTGGCCGCAACCGATACGCAAACTATGCCACGTTCAGGGTGGTGCTATGCCGATGGATGAAAATAAACAAACGTTGTTAACCGATAAGTAAATAATTTAAATTTAATTTGTAACTATGCAATTCAGGCTATGGCCAAAATTTAGAACAGAAAAGCGGAGCAGTTTAAGCGCACCGCCTGACTGGTTAGTTAATACGCTAAGCAATATTTTCGGTATTCAAACTAAATCAGGGCAGGCCGTGAACGAACAAACTGCGCTAAGTATTAGCAGCGTTCACGCTTGCGTCCGTGTTATATCGGACGGGATAGCCGGGCTAAGCTTGAAAATTTACAACGACAGCAACGGCGAGAAAATACAGATTACTAATAATTATGCGGCGGCTTTATTGAACGATCCTAACAGCTATCAAACCAAGTTTGATTTTATCAAGTACATGGTGGGGCAGTTGGTATTGAAGGGCAACGCATACGCTTTTATAAACCGTGACGCTAGATTTATCGCAATCGAATTGCACCCAATACGCAGCGAGTTTGTCGAGCCAATTATGGAGGACGGGCAGCTGTTTTATAAAGTAAATGCAAAGGGATTCCCTGGCATGATTCCGGCAACGGATATGCTGCACTTTAAAGGGTTGTGTACTGATAACCCATTGAAGGGGAAAAATCCGATTCAGGTGCATGCCGAGAGTTTGGGTATTGATTTAGCCGCTATTGGCTCCAGCGCTAGCGTTTACAAAAACGGGATATTGAAATTTTTGCTTACTAGCGATGCGATGATAAAACCCGAACAGGCCAGCGCGTTAAAAAATAGTTTGGATGACGTTATAAACGGACAGGCGCGCAGCACTGTATTGCCTAACGGCGTAAAGATGGAGCGCTTGAGTTTGTCGCCTGAGGAAGCGCAGTATATTGAACAGCGTAAATTCTCAGCACAGGAAATCGCCCGTATGTTTGGAGTGCCGTCGTCTATGATTGGCGCCAACGATGGCGGCGTTAAATCGTCCGTTGAACAGGAGTTTCAGGATTTCTATGCACGCACGCTGTTAGCTTACGCGATTAATATCGAGCAAGAGATGGGACGCAAGCTTTTGACTGAACAGGATAAGCCAACGATGTATTTCAAGTTTAATTTTAATTCGCTGTTGAGAGCTACGGCCAACGATCGCGCGGATTTCTATAACAAAGGTATTCGCGGCGGATGGTTATCGCCAAACGAGGCGCGCATGTGGGAAGACATGAACGGTTATACCGATGGCGCTGGATATATGGTTGAATCAAATCTAATACCAGCGGACAGGATGGACGAATACATGGAGGCCAAGATAATTAACTTAACAAACAAGGCATTAAACAACAATAACCCAACGGGTGACAATAATAATACACAGGCATGATTGAAAAAAGAACGATAACCGGAACGATTGAATATAGAGCCGAAGGCGATGCAATGCCCAAGGAATTGGGCGGCATTGCTGCGGTTGTTAATAGCGTAACGGATTTAGGATATTTTGAGGAAGTAATCGCACCAGGGGCGTTTGATTACGCGCTGCAAAAAGATTACGACATTCGCTGCTTATTCAATCATGAGAGCGAATTAATATTAGGCCGCACCAAGGCGAACACCTGCAAAGTGTTTGTAAACGCTCAGGGAAATTTGGAATATACTTGGGTGCCTGATTACGAAAACCCTACACACGTAAGCGTAGTGCGTTCAATTATGCGCGGAGATATTACGCAGTCAAGCTTTGCCTTTACAATCCGTGAGCAAACTTGGACAGAATCCGAAAAGTACGGAACAATGGGTAAGCGCGTGGTGAACGTTATTGAGGATTTATACGACGTAAGCCCTGTGACATATCCAGCGTATGAGGACACCGAAGCCGACGCACGTAGCATTATTAAGATGCGTGACGAAGAGAGAGAGATTAGCGACGCCGAGCAATCCAAGGCGAGCGCTGACATAATTAAATTGATTGCAATAAGATATAAAAATTACTAAAACATGAAAAACATAAAAGCACTTAAAGAAGAGCGCGGCAGCTTGTTAGACGAGTTAGCTGGCTTGCAGAATGTTATCGAGCGTGAAGCTCGCAGCATGAGCGAAAAAGAAACTTCCAGATTATCTGAAATCGAAGCCCGTTTATCGGCTATTGCTTCCGAGGTTGAGAAGTTGGAAAAATTGCAAACCCTTGCCGCTCAGGCTGCTGGAAACAGCGCAAGCCGTAGCGAAGAAAAGGAAAAGTCAAAAATGAAGGAGCAGTATAGCTTCAAGCGTGCTATGGAGATGGCTATCAGCGGCCGTCGCGATGGTATCGAAGGTGAGTTTAACGCAATCGCTGCTGAAGAGTATCAGCGTTCTGGCGTTTCTGTTTCTGCTCATTCCGTTAAAATTCCTTCTGAGGTGTTTAAGCGTGACATGACTGCAACCGGTGGAAGCTCAGGCTCTGAGGGTGGAGTAAATATCCAAACTTCAGTAGGTTCAATTATCGATGTATTGCTTCCTAAGACCGTATTGCGCGGGTTGGGCGTTCAGCAATTGAGCAACTTGGTTGGCAACTTGGATTTACCAACTGCTAGCACTTTGCCTTCTGCTGGATGGAACACAGAAAACGGAACAGCTACAGAGAAAAGCCCTGCTTTTTCTAAGGTAACTTTCAGCCCCAAGCGTTTGGCTGCTTACATTCAAGTGTCAAATCAGTTAATGTTGCAGTCAAGCAACAGCATCGACGCCTATGTGCGTAACTGGTTATTGCAGGCTATGGCTCAGAGCTTGGAAGCTGCTGCTATTAAGGGCGGCGGTTCTAACGAGCCAACAGGTATTATTGCTAACAGCAGCGTTAACGTAGTTTATGCAGGTGGGGCCACTTCAAATTCAACCAACGCCAACGGTGCTGCACCTGTTTGGGCTGACGTTGTTAACTTGATGAAGGCTGTAGAAAACGCCAACGGCGATGGAGTTGCTTATTTGACTAACCCATTGGTTAAGGCTAAATTGCAAACTACTCCACGCCAATCAAGCGGCGTAGAAGGGAACTTTATTTGGGCCGCTGGCGGTTCCGAGTTGAACGGTTACCCTGTAGCTGTTTCTACCTTGGTTCCTAGCAATTTGAGCAAAGGTACTTCTAGCACTTTGAGCGCTGCTATTTTTGGAGATTTTTCTAAGATGGCTTTAGCTTCTTGGGGTGGTATGGAGTTGACTGTTGATCCTTATAGCGGTGCAACTGCTGGATTGACTAACGTGGTATTAAATGCTTACATGGATTGCAACTTGTTGCAGCCTGCTGCTTTCGCAGTTTGTAAGGACATTGTAGCCTAATTATAACAGGGCGCAAACTGTATAATCTTGCGTGGGCTAGTGTTGGTTAATTCTCAACACTAGCCGCTAATTATGAAAGTTAAATTTTTGATTAACCCGACAGGCAAATGGAATTTGTCCTACAATGCCGGGGAGGTTGTGGAATTAGAACAGAAACAGGCCGAACTATTAATCGAGGTAGGCGATGCCGAGGCGGTAGTGGAAGAGGCCAAGCCAAAAAAAGTAAAACCAATTAACCCCGAAGAGGGCGACTAATGATCACCGGAAAACGCATAATAAGTTACAGCCACGCGGCCACCGATTACGTTTCGCTAGCGGAAGCCAAACAGCATTTGCGCGTAACGTCAACAGCGGACGACACTTATATTAGTAATCTTATTTCGATGGCCTTGGATATGTGCGGCCAGCATTTAGGTTACAGCGTGCGTAAGGCTAGTGTGCAGTATGGGTTTGATTCATTGGTGGGGCAGCCTGCTATTATGAATCCAGTTAATGGCACCGAGCAGCCTGTGGGTAATTTATTGCGTATTCCTTCCCGTGTAATTAGTTTAGATTCTGTTCAATATGTGGATGACAACAACACAGCGCAGACGTTTACGGATTATATTGTATCGCCTCAGCCGTTGGGTACTTACGGCCGCACCATATTTATAACAAGCGCACCAAGCAGCACAACCGATGACGTAACGAAATACCTGGTAACGGTTACCGAGGGCTTTGAACTTGCCACGGCCACGCAGGTAGATGCGGGTTTATTGTTTCCGCAAGCGATTAAGTTTGCCGCGTTGCTATTAGTGGGGCAGATGTACGATAACAGGCAAGCAACCGCTAACACTAGCCAAAATTCGGCTATGGAGTACGGTATTGAATTTTTACTACAACCCTATAGAGCAATTCAGTTCATATGAATGCAGGCGCTTTTGACGAACTTATTACGTTGCAGAGTTACACAACTACAACGGACAGCAACACAGGAGAAAAACTACAGACGTGGACAACCTACGGAACTGCATGGGCTAAAGTAACCGAGGCCCCTGTGGGGATTGAACAGGTAAACGGCGATAAGCGCGAACACAAACAAATTGTTGATTTTACTGTTCGTTATGATGCGGACATTGATGTAAAGCACCGCGTGAGCTGGAATAACCGTTATTTCAATATCTTAAATTTGCAGGAATTACAGCGCCGCATGTATTTAAAAATACAAACCGAATTAAGTGAATGAGGTTAAGGGCTTGGCAAAATTGATTGACGACCTGCTCAAGGCAGGCGCTGAGTTTCAATTTCAGGACACGTTAAAAAAAGAAGGCCAGCGCGTTATTGATGACGCCAAGGCATTGGCCCCTTTGGAAAGCGGCGACATGCGCGACTCGATTGGGTTTATAACTTCCAAGGATACGAAGTTTAAAAACACGGTATTGATTGGCCTGCGTAAAAACTACTATAACCACTACCTTGGCGTGATGTTTGAGTACGGCACCGAGCCGCGAATACAAAAAACTTCGGGCAGATATACTGGGGAATTGACGCCTAAGCCATTCATGCGGCCTGCGCTAGATAAAAACCGGCAGGCGATTGTTAACGGGTTGAAAAAAGGAATAACGGAAAAAGTAACTAAATTAGCGCAAAAATATAATTTAAAATAATCATGGCAACTACAGGACCAGTAAACGGCACGTTAATCGCAATATATAAAGATATTAGCGGCACACTCACTAAAATCGCAAACGCCACTTCTAACAGCTTCGATATTACTTCGGATATGATAGACGTCACCAACAAAGATTCCGCAGGCTGGAAGGAGTTTATCGTTGGAGAAAAAGGCTACACTATGAGCGTGGAAGGTATTTTTGAAGAGGACGGCTCAGTTGGTGCCGGTGCATTGTCTTGGAAAGACGTGATCACCGACCTAACTGCAGGTACTTCCGTTACTATTGTAATGACTTCAAACGTAAGCGGCGACATGAAATTGAGCGGCAGCGCTTATTTCAGCAACTTGAATTTAACTGCACCTAATAACGACAAAGCAACGTTTACAGCGACCATCCAAGGAACTGGAGCGTTGACAGTAGGCACAATATAATTTTTGGTTAGTTTTCATAATGACATTTGCCCGCCTAAAAAGCGGGCTTTTGTGTTATATTTGCAACATCATGGAAATTAAACTAAAAGATAAGATTTACCCGATGACCTTCAACATGAACAGCCTAAAGGCAATCATGGCAGACGCAGGGATGGAATCGTTTGCAGAATTGCAATTTAGCGGCGACCTATTAAAGCAGCTAGATTTTGGATTATTGTGCGCGTTTCATGGAATTAATGAGGCGGCAGAATGTAACGGGCAGCCTAAGCCGTTTTTATTATTGGCGGATATTGGCAGACAGGTGCAGCGATTTACGGACTTGCTTCCAGCAATAAGCGCATTTAGTGAAAGCGCGAGCGAATTTTTTAAATCGGACGAAGCCGGGGGAAAGTAAAAGCCAAGGGCGAAGGCGCGCCGCTGACTTGGTTAATAATTGAGCGCATAGCGTTTGGCGAGATGTGCATGAATGAAAACGATTTCAAACGATGCACGCCGAGATATTTCCGAATCCGATTGCACGGGATGCGCGAGGCACAGATGCAGCAATATAGAAACGATTGGGAGCGGTGCCGGTGGCAAACTTCGGTATTGTTATCGCCGCACAGTAAGCGGCCAATTGATCCGAAAAAACTGATTACATTCGATTGGGAGCGTAAGGAGTTAACAATAATCGAAGAGGTTGAAAAATATCGGAGTATCTTTGAGAAGTTAACACCAATACCAACAGCATGAGCGCCGTAAAAGTAGCCTATAATATTTTAGCAAATAACGCGGCCTTGGGTTCCTATGTAAGCGACAGAATTAATCCGCTTCGAATACCACAAGGCAGCGCGTTTCCTGCGATAGCTTACAACCTAGTAAGCATAATTCCAACGCCAACTAAGTCAGGCCACAGCCGCACAGATTTTGCGCGCGTTCAGGTAAGCATATTTGCGCCTACATATCAAAGTTGCAGCGAGGTGGCGGATGCGGTTCGCACAGCATTTGAGGCAGTGACACTACCAGGGACATTTAACACGGTTAAAACGCAAACTATTGAGTTCGACGGGCAGCAGGAATTGACGGACGACGAAGCGGACTTCGCAGGCGTTTATCAAATATCTCAGGACTATTTAATTAATTACACACGATGAGCAGGTTGAACGTAGCTATCGGAGCGGATATTACCGAACTAGAAAAAGGCTGGGGCAAAGCTATTAAGCTTATCGCCGACGGCGGAAAAGAGATGTCAATAGACGTAGCAAAGGCCGCTAAAGATATTCAAGACCGATTAAACACGCTAGCGAATAGCAAGCCGACGGCTAGAGTTGTAAAGCAATTGCAAACTATGGCAATCGAAGCCCGTGCAATGGGGCCTGAGTTTGCTGCAATGGCTGACCAATTTGTAAAGGCCGCGGGTAAAATGCAGGACGAAATTGGCGACACGCGGGCGGAGATTGGATATTTTGCCAGCGACACGCGCAGGCTTGATGCGTTAATTGGTGGAGCGCAAGCAATGGCCGCAGGGTTTGGAGTTGTCGAGGGTTCAATGGCTGCACTTGGGATTGAAAACGATGACATGAGAAAAACTATGATGAAGCTACAAGGCACTATGCTAGTGCTTAGCTCATTGCAGGAAATACAAAATGCATTGCAAGCTGAATCAGCCGTAAGAATAGGAGTAACCAAAGCCATACAAGATGCATACAACAGCACCATTATGATGTCAATTAGAGGGCTAACAGGAATGAAAGCGGCTTTATTAGCTACGGGAGTAGGCGCGGCTATTGTTGGAATTGCTATGCTTGTAGAAAAAATGCGCTCAATGAGAGAGGCAGCCGAAAAAGCAGCGCAAGCACAGCGGCCTCTGATTGATGTTGCAAAAAATGCAAGCGACAATTTTAAAGAAGAGTATAAAAATATAGGACCTCTGATTGCAGTTGTTGGCGACTTGACACAAAAAATGTCAACACGGCGCGACGCGCTTAAACAGATTCAGGAAATATATCCTAATTTTTTAGCAAATCAAAAGTTGGAAAAAGTAGGGGCTTACGAATTAAAGCAAGCCACTGCTAATTTAACTACGGAGATAATTAAGAACGCCAAGGCAAAAGCAGCCTATGATAAAATTGCAGAACTAAGCGCGAAAAAATTTGAACTTGAATTAAAGCAAACTAAAGACTTAGAAGCGGCACAAAAAAAGTCAGCAGATTTATTCGCAGCAGGGGCTGGCTTATATGCAAGGCAAGTCGAAGAGACTGCAAAGACGAACGCCAAAGCTACGAAAACGCAGATTGATGGCATAGACAAACAGATTGCAGCGATTACGGATTTAATATCCGCGGAGAAATTAAGCGCCGACGCTGTAGTGGATAGCGGTAAGAAAAAAGAAAATGAAACAAAAAAAGTTGTTGACTACACACTTGACCGTCAAGCTGCGCTATTAGCTATTAATGACGGTACGCTTGAAGCTTTGGTCAAAGCCGAAGATGCAGCATTTGCAACAAAAGTTAAGCAATTAAAAGAGCAGGGATATAGTGAGGTTGAAATTAACAAATTAAGAAACGCGGCACTGGATAAGGTTAGAACCGATTACAACAACAAAAAATCCGCCGCCGAAGAAAAAGAAAAACTAGACGCGGAACAACGCGCCAAAGATTTGCTACAATTGGAAACCGATATAGCAAAAGCCACAGCGGTAACGCAAGACCAAAAACGCGCCCTGGAATTGGCTGAAACTACTTCGCATTATACCAAGTTAATTGAGGATGCAAAAAAAGCGGGTAAAGATACCTTGGCATTGGTGAAAGCCCAAGCAGCCGCCGAAAACGCGATTAAGGAAAGTTTCCGCAAAACCGACGAACAAAAAGCAAATGAAAGCCGTATGAGGCAATTGCAATTTCAAGCGGATATGTACATGCAATTTGGGCAGGCATTATCCACTTTTAACGAAGCTTTTGCGCGTGAAGGGGATGAATCCGCGCGAAAGCAAGCAAAAAGAGCCAAGGCAATAAGCATAGCGCAAACTTTAATGTCTACATATTTTGCAGCACAGCAAGCTTATTTGTCGCAGTTTTTACCGGTGCCCGACCCGAGTTCACCCGTTAGGGGTAAGATTGCCGCAGCCGCTTCGGTTGCTGTCGGCCTTGGTAACGTGGCAAAAATTGCTACACAGAAATTCGCCGATGGTGGTATCGTATACGGTCCAACGTTGGGATTGATGGGGGAATATCCTGGGGCTAGAAGTAACCCGGAAGTTATTGCGCCGCTAGATAAATTACGCGATCTAATAACACCAAGCGGAGGCGATGGCGGATTTATTGCAAGCACGCATATCAGCGGCCGCGATTTGGCGATAGTTTTAAACAGACATAACAACGATTATTCTAGAGGATAATGGCACGCAAATACTACGGAAGCTTTAAAAGCATTAATAACGTCACCTATAAGGTTGAGATACACGACGCGCCAACGGGCAGCACCACGGCAGGCACTGAACTAAAACTAGCTACTGATGGGTTTAGCTTAGAGCGCGACGGCGAAGGCAATAAGTGGTGGGATTCTCAGGTATTGGCTAGCCGAATTAGCGCGGAATTTGTTATGCCAAATAGTACGGTGCTATCGGATTTCCTTGCGTTGCAAACGGAAGCCGAAACCTATTGGACTATGGTGGTATGGCGCGGAAGTGATTTGTTTTTTGTGGGCCGTATTATTGCCGACCAAATGACGCGCTTGCGTGAATCGTTGGACAGCAAGCCGATTATTAAACTAACCGCCGTAGACGGGTTGGAATTGTTAGACGGTTATAACGTGAAAAATAGCTGGTTTACGTCGGACTATATTCAGGTAAACGTATTAGTCAGAAATTGCCTGCATGAATTAGACCTGCAGGACTATTGGCCGTACTTAGGTAAAACAGATTATTACCTATTCGATGCGATGAGCATGTATGCAGCCGACGCCACGCGGAAGGGCTTCGATATGCTTCGGCTAAATATTAACACCTTCCTCGAGGATTACGATCCTTTTCAAGACGTGAAGGCTATCGATTTAGCGGCTAACTGGTATTACGATTTAAATATGGTTACCTGTAAGCAAGCGCTGGAGCAGGTGATGCAGATTTTTGGCTGTAGATTTATACACGCTGAGGGTGGCTATTGGTTATACGATGCTTCCAGTTACAAGGATGTAACGCTTCCCTATCGCCGTTATAATTATACAGCATCCTACCAAGGCACCGGAACGCTTACGCATAGACAGCAACTTGGAACGCTACCAGCGCGGCCGCAGTGGTCAGCTAAGCCGTCATTGTACTATCAGCCTGCTGTTAAATTATTGACAGTTGACACTGAGCGCATAAACGCCGCAACAGTATTTCGGACACGGCCAAACAAAAGCACATCAGCACTAGAGGCAGAGTTTACAGAAATTCCAACAGGCAGCACGCCCGACGCGGCACCCTTGAAAATCAAAGTAGTTGTTAAATCGAACTTTCCAGCGGTGCAGAATGATGCTCGCGTAGATTATGAATATAAATTAAAGATATGGCTTGAAGATGGATTGGGCGGTATTAAGATATTAAACGGCGACGGCTATTGGATAACAGCTACTAGCGTACCGAATGGAGTAGAGAAAGTTAGAGTTACGCAAATGCAAGGCAGTTGGGTGACATATAAGTTTGAGAT